TATATCAGTTCTCTTAGCAGATGGTATTAATTTACCAGCTCCTACGTAAGCTACAATAAAGTTATTTATAACATCATCTAGCTTTATATACTCATAGCTGCCATAGTTATTATCTATAGCAAATTGTAATAATTTTATTTCTAAAATATCTGAAGCTATTAAAGCTGTGCCTAAAGTTATAACATTACCAGAAGCTGTATACTCTGGTGTAGCAGTACCATAATCTAACTTAGTACCATTTTTTAATACTTTAAAGTTAGTGTTAGAAACTCCAGCTAGAGCCACAATTAAATCAGTGTCACCTGTCCAGGTGAAACTAGCTCCTGTAACACCTGTAAACAACTGTTGGCCAGAGTAATATTGAGCGTTAGTTTCTGTTAATAGTCCCATTTATTATGATTTTTCGTTTACTTCTTCTTGTTGTACTTTTTGAGCTGCAACTTGTATTATTTGTGGATCTCTAATTACAACACCAGCATATAATAAAACTCTTAATATTACTTCAGTTCTTTCTGAATTATGAAGTTCAAAATCTACATAACCTTGAGTAGAACCTGAAAATAAATTTAATTCTGTTAAAGTGATAGATAAAGTCCCAGTTGTTCCTGCTCCAAAATTTTGTGTAAAAGTTATAACATCATTAACAGCATAACCAGAACCTTGAGAAACTACATTAATATTTGTTACAGTTGCGCCAGTTACAGTTATATCAAACACGGCTCCTGTTCCGCCACTTGCCGGAGGCGTAAAAGTTGCTGCTGGATAACTGCCATTTGTAGCTGAAGATATATTAGAACTTATAGAGCTTGTTATGTTCCCTATATTAATAGCTGTAGCTATATATGGGTAGTTGGTAAAAGTGTATTGACCTAAAGAGCCTAAGTTATATCCCCATCTAATGTCAGTAGGCTTTTTTACATATTGCATTTTAACATGTGCAGGATTAACTATTGTTTCAGGATAAACTAAAGCTTTATTATCTTCGTATAAATATATTGGATATTTAGTTGTAGGTGCAGTTAAAGGAGCTTTTCTAATATTGTATATTTCTGATCTACCTACTCTCTGCATTTCTTTATATGTTGCAGTGTTTGGTTCATAAGTGATTGAACCTAGTCTATATAACTCAGAAGGAGTTGTAAAAGGATTTGTACCACCAATAGTTTTTTCAGCTATTGTTTGGTCATTTTCAGTTTTAAATTCTGCAATTTTTTCATCTGTAATAGCAACTCTATTAGAGTATTCCATATCAGACTGTGGCACACGTAGCTGTTGGTTCAAGTCTTCAAAGTAAGCCTCAAATATTTGTCTTTGGACTTGACTACCTATTCTATTAAACTCGTCAGGTGTCATATATCCACGCTGCTCGCTATTTAGTATAAGTAATACCGTTTTATATACTGTATCTACGTTTATTGCCATTTTAATATTTTAAAAAGAGAGGTCACTTGTGTAACCCCTCATAATTATAGTCACTTGTTATTTTAACTTTTTCTCGATAGATTTATAAACTTCAAGACCTTCATCTGTTTTAAACCAAGCAGCTAATGCTGAATATGGATTTTCATCAAAAGGAACTGTCATTAATTTTCTACCATTAGCAGCCCAATTAAATGTTCTTTGATCACTAGCTAATTTTATAATGCTAACTTCAACAGCTCTTATTCCAAAGTTTCTAAGTTCGACATTTTCGTCATTAGAAAGCTCTATGAATAATTCTGGATTATCTTGAGCAAATAGTAGTAAATCTCTTTTAAGTTCTTTTGTACTCATTTTAGTTACATCAGAACCTAATTCAACTCTCATTATAGCCTCTGCTTTATCTATTTCCATGTCTTTAGCTAGATTTAAAGCTTCTATTTGTAAGTTTAAATCATCTAATTCATCGACAGCTTCAACTACTGAGTCAAATTCATAATACTTTTTATCTTTAAAAGGATGGTATAAAGATAATAATTTTTGTAATGATTGTTGATTTTTAGGCACGTGAAGTACGCCATCACTAAATACAATATGTCCAAGCATAGCTTGACCATCTTGTTCATCAACAAACGGGGATTTTTGATTAGTAGCATATCTAAGCTCTCTATTATGACCTTTTTCTTCATCAAAATACAATAAAGGTTGTCTTCTATTTGATCTAGATCTTAATATAAAATTTAAAGGTTTTACACCTTTTAAAAGATAATGTCTATCTTTTATCTCCCACTTTTTTTCTTTTGTTTTTGTTTCCATAATATAATATAATATAATAATTAAAATAAAGGTGGCCTTTCGACCACCTTATAATTGTTTTGTTTAAGATTGAAACAACACGAAGTTATTTGCACCTTGAACACATAAGCATCTTTCTGATAAGAAATTAACTTTCATAGCATCAAGACTTGAAGTATAAGCACCACCAACAGAGCCAGTAATCCAAGACTTCATTCTTCTGTCTTCAGTTTCAGAAGCTCTATATCTTACATGTAAGAAAGGACGTCTGATGTTTTGACCTAATATTTGGTCATAAACAGTTGAAGTTCCAGCAGGAACTAAAACACCTTCAACAGTGCTTCCAGGAGTAAGAGTAGTCATACCTAAAACACCTCTTGTAGAAGCATCATTTAGATATTTCCAATCTGATTTGTAAAAGTCATAAGAACCTCTTCTAAATCCTGAAAATCCTAAGTTAAGAGCCATTTCTGATTCATTATTAAACAAACCAAAAGAAGCGCCTAGGTTAGCGGTACCACTTGCAAATCCAGAGTTAACTGCACCTAACATGTCATCAATGTCTAGAGCCATTTCTCTATTTAAGAAAAGCATGTTTTCTTCAATTGACCCTTCTTTATCTAATTGTTTTAGTATTAAATCAAAATCAATTAAAGCACCTGATCCTTCAGCTGGAGCTCCAAAAGCATCCATTATTTGACCTCTATCTTTGATAGCGGCAAATAATCCTTCAGAACCATCAACAGCTACAGTAGATGTGCCAGCTTTCTTTTCAGCTTCAACCATTGACATTTCCATGTAGTCTTCGAATCTTAGTCTAGTTTCAGACTCGGCTTTTAAATACCATAAGTATCCAGAAGCACCATCTTCAGTAGCAACTTCAACCCAACCAATTTGAGCAGCGTCAGAACCGTTAACTTCAAACTCGTCTCTTAATATAATAGGCTTATTATTATATTGCTGGAAAGCAGGTGTTAACGTTCCATCAGCCGCAGCAGATCCTTTAACATACTCAGAACCGTAAACAAATACAGTAGCAGCTGCACCAGCTACAAATACACCAGCAGCTCCTGTAGAGAAGTCAGCGTTTGTGTAAGGTTTAGTTTCTATTATACAAACACCAGTGCCACTTACAGCACCAACACCTGTTACTAAAGCAGTCATTTCACCAGTCGCGCCTTGCACAACGATAGTTTGATTAACTTTAATAGCACATTCGTTACCAACACCAGTTGTAATGTTAAGTTTAGCTAAGTTGCCAGCGCCAGTACCTATTGTTACATCTTTATAAGAAACATGAAGTCTATTTTGCTCAGACCAAACTACTTGATCAGAAGTCATAGGCATTTCAGCTCCTACCATTCTCAAGAAACCACCAATAGTTCGGTTTCCGTATCTTTCTACTTCCGCTTCATAAAGCTCAGGTAGATATTGTTTTGCAAAAGTTCCACCGCCAGTTGCGTCAGTGAAGCTTAAGTAATTAGAGTTTAATGCTTGCCCTTTAATTGGAGCAGGAGTTAAACCCGGTGAGTTACTAATTAATGTCATTTTGTATTAATTTTAAGTTACTTGTTTTTATTTATTCTTAATTTTAACTTTGAACTATCTACACCACTAATTGCTTTTACTTTCATACCGTTAATAAATACATCACCTGTAGACGTAGTCCTCGGTTCGTTACTTACATTTTTGGATTTAGCCATCACATCTTTTACAGCATCGGCTTTGCCTTGCTCATAGAAATGATTAGCTATTGTATCAGCGTTTTCAGCAGCGTAAATGGCTTTGTGGTAACCAGCATAATCTTTTACTTCACCTTTTTCATTTAGGAACTTCCCAACAAAATTAGTTAGATCAGATTGGGTATTAGCAACACCGTCAGTATCCGAAACTCCATATCTAAATTTCTTTTCACCAATATTGAAGTCAAAACCTTTGAATTCTTGGTTAAAATAGTTTTTAGTGTTATTCTGGAACCTCTCGTGTTGATTTTGAACCATTTTCTGTTCTTCGTTGTATCTATTGAAAAAGTCCATAGCCTTTTGTTGGTCTTGAGTTACGCCGGGTCTCAACTTGATTTCGTCGTAGTACTTACTCTTAGTGTCCTCTAAAAATTTACGGGCTTTAGCAATTTCTTCTTTGAAGGCGAGTTTCTTTTTCTTTATATCTCGCTCTTCATCCATGTCTTCGTCAAATGAAAAGTTATCTTCTAATAAGAAGTTAACCTCTTCGATGTCTAGATGTGGTTTAGTCTGTTTGTAGTATTCTCTAATTAAAGAGTCATCGTTTATATTGCTGTAATCAGCATTTAATCTAACATAGTCTTCAACTGTACCACCTGTTTCTTCCATGAACTTAACTAACTTTTCTACATTTTCTGGTAAGTTAATTTCTGGCTTAGCTGGCTCTGGAGCAGTTTCTATGACTGGCTCTTTTACTTCTTCTTCTTTTCCTTCTTCAGCAATCTCTTGTATTGGGATTACATTTTCCTTTTCTTCCTTATTTTCGATTTTTTCACTTTCGGCATTTTTAACATCCCTTTTAGGCTCAATAGTCCCTCCTTGTTTTTCATCGACAACAATTTTGATTGGTTCTTCTTCTTTAATAGCATCTTCTGATTTTTTAGATAAATCTACTTTTATAGTTTCTCCTTTTTTGGTAAGTTTCTTAGGTCTACCTGGTTTCTTTTTTATTTTAAAAGAACCTTCTTCTTTTACTTCTTCTGACATAATATAATATAATAGTTATTAAAAATTACTTAGGGCCAAATTGCTCTAAGCCAAATCCACCCATAGTATCATTACCTGCGGATTCAAAGTTCTTCGGTAATAAATCATTTTTTCTTTGATCTATTAACTCAGATTGTTGCGTTGCTTGTATCTTAGTTCGTTCGTCTTTACGATCTTCTTTAAAACTTTCTTCTTGTCTTTTAGCCTGGCCTTGAGCTTGAGCTAACTGCATATTGTAATTAAACTCTTGCTGCATTAACTGCTGTTTTATTTGAGCCTCCATTTCCATTTTTTTAATGTCTAATTGTGATTTAGCATTTTCTAATTGTACTTTTTGCTCTGTTAAAACTTGTTGTTTTTGTGTTTCAGCTAAAGCCGCTTGCTCTGCTAACTGTGCGTTAGACTGCGCTTGAGCTTGCATATTAGCTTGTTGAGCTTGCTGTTCTCTAGCTGCTTTGTCTTTTCTACGTTTCTTTAACATTTGATTAGCTAACTTTAAATTAGCAACTTCTCTAATGTCAATAGCGTCTTCAAGACCTATTTGTCCAGCTTGTAAAGCTATTTGAATATTTTGTTCTAGTATTTGTCTTTGCTCCTCATCTGGCTCTAGTTCTAAGAATATACCAAAGTCATGTATATTCAACTCAGATAATTCCTCTAGTGTTCCTACGTTGTACCTAGATATACTAGACATTAAAGACTGTTTAGTCATTGGGAACATTAAAGCATCGGCAACTCTTAATGATATGTTTTCACAAGTTCTAAGAGTTAAATATAAACTAGCTTGTAACACGTGTCTTGTAGCTACATTTGAATTAGCAGCAGCTAACTTCTGTAAACCAACTAATGATTGCTTGTCTGGTAACGTACCATCTCTAGCTTCATTAAGACCGGTCACATCTCTAATCATTTTAAGGTAATACTCATAAGTTTGTATCAATGACTGTATTTTACCCATACCATTTGAAGTAGAAAGTTCTTGTATTGGAACTTTACCTGGGTTCATACCACCATCTTGAGTCATTGATCTACCGACTAAAGATCCAGTTTGAAAATACATATTTAAAGCTTCAGCTGGGTTATAGTTAGTACCATTACCTAAGTCTACTTCTGCTAAACCATCTATATCCATATAAACTCCATCAGGTACTATCCTAGACATCACCTGTTGTAGTTTTAAATGAGTTAGTTGTATCATATCAGCAAAACCAGTTATTCTGCTTACAATTGATTCTATACGGCCTTTGTATAGTCTAGGAGCTACGATGTTATAGTTCATGTTAACTTTAACAGTGTCAGCATTTGGTCTAGTCATATTCTCTGCCATCTTCCACTCAAGCATTTTTTCATGACCTAATATTTTAGCTCCTGAATATAATACTTCAATTGATCTAAATGCCTTTTTAAAGTTGTCACCTTCTGGTGCATCTATAAATGTATCTTGTTTTTCTAATGCTTTTTCAAGTCCTGATGCAGTTTGCTTTATTTTAAATACTTGATTCGTATATGTTTTGTATTCAAAATATAATACTTGTACTGTGCTATCATCATAACGACCACTCCAGTTTCTAGTGTAGTTTTGATTGCCTGGATACTTTTGTATTTCTTCTAAGTCACTAGGCGTTAAGTCAGGAAACTGCTTTTTAAGTTCTGGTAAACTTATTGGCTTTACTTCACCTACATAATATATATCTTCAAAGTTAGGATCTTCACTATATGAGTAAACTAAACTTGCTGGATCTACATAATCAACTGTAACACCTTCTGATCTATTAAAAGATGTTTTAGTAGCTGCAATACCTAATATAGTTAAATCTTGATTTAATCTTCTTCTAGTTAAATCATATTTGTTTTTAGCTAATACATTATTAATAACTTCCTCTTCAGCTACTTCAATAGACTGCTTATAATCCATTTGCATATGAAGCTCTAGCTCTTCTTCGTTTATAGGCGCATTTTCTTGATCTTTGTTAAAAAACAAATTCATACCCGTAACTTGCTTAACTTTATCTAAATACTGCTTTGCATTTATGTCTACTAGAATATTTTCTGCATATTTAGTTCTTTTTTGTATAGATGTAGGGTCTTGAGCAACCGCTTTGATATCGTAAGATCTTTGAGACATACCATTTACAACAATATCTACAAACTTAGGAATTACTGGTACGGGTTTCCAGTCTAAGTTTAAGTAAGATAAGTCACCATTGATAGATAGTTCGTCTTTGTATTTTTGAATAGATTGTTCTCCTCTGGCATATAGTCTTAACCTATGGAAATTATTATAGTTCGTATTAAATCTATCTTGCCAA